CTATATCCCCATCGGCACAACCTCGTCAATATCCGCCTCCCGCTTAGGTTTAGCAATCCCCACAAACTGCTTATGGCACTCCCACAGATCCAACAGAAACCCGAACGGCATGAGCCACACCTCTTCCGAAGAAAGGTGCAGCTGCGCCGTTCCGTAATAGAACAGCCGGGTGAATAGTTCTGCGTCGTTCACTCGGCTGTTGCTACGTTTTTTAAATTATCCTCGCTCTCTACATTTCGTTTCGTGCCTTTCAGCATAGCTTCGGTGATTGCGTCTTTGTACTCTGCAAGCTCGCCGGGAGAGGTCAGAAGCTCCACGGTTTCCTCGGTGAGAAGCGGCTTTTTCTCGCTGTTTTTGAGATTATGTATCTCAATGCTCTGATTGCAAAGCAGAGTAATCAGCCAGATTATTTCATCAAGCGCCATCTCCATATTCTCGGATTTCATCAGCTTATCGCCGAGATTGTCAAGACCGCCATAGCGGTTAGAAATTGCTTTTGTCGCTCTGGTGGTGAGAATCATCTCATACTGCTCGCCGCCGATTGTTATTAAAGAACTGCGTTCATTCGTCATTACTCATACCTCCGTTACTTGCCTGTTTCAGCAGGCTTTGCTGTGAATGTCGGTTCGTACACAGATTTGTACCAACCCGTGATTACGCTGTCCGGAACGTTCTTCTCTCCCTCGGTGGCTTCCGCTTTCCACGGGTGCTTTCCGTTGCCGTCCGGCTTGTTTCTGCGGAGAACAGTACCCTCGATTGTAGGCGTGGAAAACGTGATACTGTCGCCCTTTGTTGCAAGCGAGGTTGACGGAATACCGAACTTGACCCTATAAAGCCAGAAATAACGGTACTTGCCATTAGACTTCTTCGCCCGAAACCCGATAGCCACGGGCTTGCCGCCGTCCTCACTGGTTGAAATAACCACGTTGTTGCTGTCGATAGTCGCTCCCGTCAGAACCGAAGCCGCGTCATTGCCTATATCGTCAATGCCAAGGGAAAGCGTACCGCTTTTGAACTCCTTGACGATTTCGGAAGCGCCGTCATCAGCGTAAAGAGTAGCCTCCGCAAGCTCCACGGAAAGGTCAGCGGAAATCGCCTTTGCAAGCGAAGCGGGAACTCCGTAGGTTTCGCTGCCGTCACTGTCCTCGGTTATTTCTGCGTAAAACAGCTTGTCAAGACCTATTGTTGCCATTTATATCTCCTCCATTTCATAGTTTTTCGCCGTATCAACGGCATAATGATGATAGCCCGTATCGTCCTCGTGACCGACATATTTTCGGGCGGTTACGGTAATATCCGCATTTAGCAGCGCTTTCACCAGCCTGATTACGGTGCGGGTGTAGTTTCCTTTTGTGAAAAGTGAAATCCGCACTTCCTGCACATCGGCAGTCGGCACATTGTCGGCATGAAGTTCAAAGCTGTCGTACAGCGGAGTGAACACCAAATATTCCACTGGAGCGTTACCGGAATACACCGCAGTCTGCGCCGGGATTTTCAGCTTTTTGGCTATCGCAGAGAGTTCCGAAAGCAAACTCACAGCCCCTCGACCTCCTTTTCAAATGCGGATTTCATGGCTTCCACGCACTGCTTTTTCACAGCGGATTTCGCAGGCTTCAGAAACGGTTTCGCCGACTGACCGCTTGTGCCGTACTCGAGGATATTTGCTATTTTCGCATTACTGCCGCCGTCCGTTCTCGGCTCGGAAAATCCTACCTTGATGTCGTGATTTCCGTTTTTGTCAACCATAACGGGAGATAAGCCGAGCGACCGTTCAAGTTCACCTGTGGAGCGGGATTTGCTTTTAGTTCCCAAACCTACAACGGATTTCAGATTGCTTTTGACCTTTGCGAGAGCGACCTCGCCGCCTGCCTGCAAAACCTTTTCGGCAATGCTGTCGGTCTGCGCTCCAAGCCGGGAAATTCTCGCAAGGAACTCATCGGGCATTTTAACATCTGCTTTAGCCACTCGGCTGCGCCTCCTTTGCAAGCACTTCAATATACATTCCTCTGCCTTTCACATCTTCGACAGAGGTTATCTCAAATACAGAATCGCCGCAGAGCAATCGCATATCCATGGTGATTTTCATTCCCGGAATGGTGCGAAATCGGAACAGGTCGGTAGCTTCGGAAAAGGCGGCTCGGCTTGCCCATTTCTCGCTGCCATGCCGCCCCTCACGATAGGCTCTGACTTTTGCTACAACGACATTGGATTCCGTCTGAAAGCCCTCGTCATCGAGCGTGACCCGCTTCTGCGTTATCTGTATTTGCGTGTTCATCTTTCCGAAACTCATACTTTCCACCGCCTGTCCAGTCGCAGCAACATATTCACTGTATCCCACACCTGTTTTCCCGCCTGAACA